TTACAATATGGCTTAAATCCTGAGTCAGTCTTCTTAGAGTATCTACCATGAGTATTGCTTTCTCTAATCTTTTTAGCCCAAGCTAAGTGTGGTGCGATATCTTGAGTAACTCCGATACCACTACCGTCACCATTGACGTTATATCCTTTAAATAAATTATCTTGAAACATTATTTCTCCTTTACTTTTAACAATAAGAACTAATTTTTAATTGTTATTGTTAAAAATAAACCCCCACTTATTCACATTAGTGAGGGTTTAAATCAACTTTGCTTAGTAACTACTATGCTACGTTAACAATGATACCGTTACCAGTCGGAGACTTAGCTTCGAATGTAACTTCTTGTACCATGTAAGAACGTAATGAGTCGCCATCTTCATTGATATTACGAAGATGAGCTGGACGTAAAGTATTAACAGACATTAACGAAGGATCGTAAATGAATACTTCACTGTCACCCATTAGGTAGTTATGAACAATCTCTACATCACCAAAGTCTGACTCGTACATGTCAACTGACTGACGCAAAGCACCTTTGTCGTCGATGTTACGTCTAACATTAGTACCTGTACCAGTGTTAACCATATCAGAGAACTTAACTTTGTTAGCTGTAGACATCATTACTTTAGATGGAGCAGCTGAAGTCTCACCATTGATAGCCTCTAAAACAGAGTTAATATCATCTAGAGAGAACGCACCAGCAGTAGTTGAACCAGTAATCGCAGGAACGTTAGTACCGTTACCAGTACCTTTAGTAGCGTCTAGAGTACCTGTAGCTGCAACTGCACCAGAAGTAGTACAGAATGACTGATAACCACCCATTAGTACAGCACCTGAAGTGTGACCAGCAGTTACGGCAGCTGCAGAAGCAGTACCTTTAACTTGCGAAGAAACTAGAGCGAACTCTAAATCACGCATCATCTCTTTACCACGCTTCTCAGTTTGGTATTTGAATTCAGACTTACGACCTGCTTTATCAACAGACTCTAAAGTACCAGAAACCTGGATACCTTTAGTGAAGATTTGCGTGTAGTAGAACCCTCTGTTTGAGAGTTAGGACCAGCTGTCTGTAACGTGTCAGTAGACCACGAGTGTGTAATAGATGTCGCCTTACCCTTACCAATAGATGATAAGAAAGGTGTCATATCTCTCGAGATGTTCGAGATGTAGTTTGCTAAGTCTTCGCGTTGACCGCCCTGTGTACTTGTTTTAAAATTTGTAGCCATTGTATTATTTCCTATAAGTCAAGATGACCTACTCGAACATAGAATCGATAGCAGCATCGAAGAGAACGGCATCGTCCTTATCATTACCTCTACCTTTTTTGACTCTAGTCCTAGATTGGTCTATCTTATTAGATTTTTTATTTTTAGCGGAAACAGGCTTTCTAGTAGGCACTCTCTTAACTGCAGCTTTCTTTCGTTTAACTGCACCTTTAGAGGTACTTTCTTTAAGTCTACGATAACCATCAATGACAGCTACTACTGTTGGATCTACCATGGAATTGACAAGTTGCTCATTTAAGCCTAAGCTTAAAGCAAAATCTCTATTCTTTAGCGCGATATCTTCAGACCAGTCTGGAATCAGATTAGGGATTTCAGTCTTAAAAGATTCAACCTGTTGATTGAAAACTTCTACTTGCTGCCCCTGAATCTTATTCCCCATAGTCTTCATGATAGAGTCTCTATTACCTTTACGTTTAGAATATTCTTCCTTTGCCTTCTCGAACTGTCTGTTCAATTTTCCAGCATCGTAATCATCTTCATCGTAGGCTTTATCAACTTTCTCTTGAAGACCCCTGAGAATATTTAAATCCTTATCGTCTTCGTTACCTAGTAGTTGTGCATTGATGTTAGCGTACATCATAGACTCTTCTTTAGCGTCTACTAATTCTTTAGCCTGTTTTGCAAGTTCATCCCCTTTCTTTGACTGGCTTTGCTTTGTCTGATAATTAGCTACAAGTTCTTCCATGGTAACTCTGCTGTCCTCACCGTCAATTTTAACGGGAACCTCAAAGCTCATATCAACCTCGTAGTCTTCATCTTCTTCAGTATCGTCTTCTTGGGTAGCGTCCTTAGACTCATCCTCATCTTCTACTTCTTCGTCTGTATTATCTTCCTCAACTTCACCAACTTCTTCAGCGTCCTCTTCGGTGTGTGGATCATCACCTTCGAGTTCTTCTGTGGCTTCTCTACTTTCTTGGGTAGCAGCTTCAGGCTCTAAGCCTAAAACCTCATCCGCCAAAGCATCAAAGTCAAAGTCTGAAACTTGCGACTCATCCGTTTGGGTAGCTTCGCTATTTATTTCTGACATATAGTCTCCTATTATTTGTAGGAGGGTCTATCTAAACCCTCGCATCTCTCATCATTAGTTCTTAAATAGAACCTCTTACTTTTTCTTACATTTATCACCATGCCATCTTCCATGCATAGCCTTAGTATTCTCTTCACCACAATGTTCACATTTAATAAGTGTACTAACCTTGGCTGTAGTTTTAGTAGGTAACATACCTTCCAAACTAACCTTAGCTTTTACTAACTCATTGAATGCAGAAGCATTAGAAGCAACTCCTCTACCTGTTGATATAGCTTTTATTTGAGAAGCTATACCTTCTTGCACTTTACTTAGCGCTTGTTCAATCATCACACATCCTCTAGTTCTCGAGATTTGTTATTTTTAGCTGTAATAGAATTCTCGATGTTTCTAATAACAGCCCCTTGACTAATAGCTAACTTATAGATAAATTCTCTACGCTCTGTTTCATAGTGTTTGGTTTCTAACCAATCTTTAAACAAATTGTTAAGGATATCCTCAGTAACCATAGTCATGGTTTCTTTCAGCTTCTCACATTGATAGCCCTTAGTAAGGACTCTCTGTGAATCATCATATACTGAAACCTTTTTAGGTTTCCCATCAGAATCTTTTTTATAATCCTGATGTCTATTATATTTACTCATTCAACTCTCTCTCATCGTTATTGATCACCCATCAGTTGTGATGGATCCATTCCCATTTGCTGGGCCATTTGCATGGCTTGCTCAGGGTTCTGCATAGCAGCTTCAGCCATTTGTTTACCTGCTTCTGCTGCTTGTTGTTCTTCCGCTTCTGTATCTTGATACAAACTTTGGAAGTCTACTGTTACTTGAGGAGGAATTTGAGCTCCTTCAGTACCCATAGCTTTAACGGCAATCTCTGCCCACTTACGATTAGACTCATCTTCAGCTTGTAGTAGCTGTCTCTTATTGTCAATCTTCTTATTATCAACCTCAGCCTTAATAAGACCGATATTAGCTTTAGCTGTATCTCCCTCAAGTTGAAGTTTAGCCATCTGAAGCTCTTCTCCTTTCTTGGATTGCTCTTCAGCTTCCTGCTGCTTCTGTTGAATCTGCTGTTGACCAGCTTCATCTTCAGGGTCTACTAAGAACCTAGTAGGATCCATTCCCATATTCTCAATTATATCTGAGGCTAAGTTGAATGAAGCCATAGGGTTTATGTAGGCTGCCGCACTCGGGTCCTGTGCCATCATAGGCAACAATTCTGCAAGTTGATTAAGCTTCACACCCACATTCATATTAGAGTTTTCACCTAAGTTAGCCTGAACATCTAAGTCCATATTAGAGGGCATTAGCTGTAAATCTTCAGATGTGATGGAAGCGTAACCTTTCCCATTGCTGTATCTTAGAGGATTTTTTAAATTACTCTTCATCTCTCTAAGAACTCCACGACAGAGATCTTTAATCCCGCTTTCTACAAAGCGTCTAGCTACATGCTCAATACGTACTTGAGCAGCGTTCTGAGCACCAGCCATTTTAGCTTCTGAGTTACCTGATACATACAATGCATCATTTAAACCCATAGCAGTCTTAGTAAGACCAGTGGATTGTTCTTTTTGCAACCCTAAGAACTCTAACATACCAGATGTTCCTGGAGAGATAGGCTCAGGTTGTAATTGTTGTACTGCTGCTGCAGGATTACCGTTAGTGGCAATGATCTGCTTAGGCATTGGGTTCTGTAAGGCAGAAAAATCTACCACATTAGGATCTGCTAGTGTTCTACCGTAGTTTCCGAAGTAAACGTTCTCTACGAAGCCTCTTAAGATGGCAGTAGTAGCTTGTGTCTGACTACGTGCCATATCTAGTAGCGATAACCCGTAAAATTCATGAGGAATCTCAATAGGGTTCAACATAGCTAGAGGAATGTAAGAAACATCGTCCTCTTCTAGGATAACACTACCAGCTTTAATGACATGCTTAAGTTCTGCTATACCATCGCCATCTCTGTCAGAACGAATCCAACATTCAATGACAGTTACTGTGATATTAGCCTCTTCTTCTTCGGTATCTGAGTTAAGATTCCAAGTTTTCAGGCCTGCAGCATCTTTTCTAGCGAAATTACCTATATCGAAATCATGAATTGATGATTCTTCACCTAAATCAGAGATATCACCACTAAAGTCAGGCCAGTTTCTTCTAATATCTGAACGAGTCATATCAGTAACAATACCAACGAACTTAGCGTCAGGAATAGAAGAAGCTGCGGTATCAATGATGAAAGATTCAGGCGCAATATTTCTTAATTTAACACCTGACTTGTCAATCTTTCTTCTTAGTCTTACGTCTGTGTAGGTTACTACTCCATTACCTATTAGAGTAGTTTCCTCATCTAAAGATAAGTCACCAATAATCTCTAAGTCAGGATCAGCGAGTAATTGGTCAAGAGAAACTTCATCAATAGAATCATATTCCTCTACTTCATAATCGAACTGCTCTTCCCAACCCCAAGTGATAGCACTGTTACCTAACACTACTGCACTCTTAATCCATGTAGATAGCTTACTCCAGCCATCAGGATTAGAGTTAAATAGACAGTAATTTACTACAGAAGAAGCCATTTGAGCTCGTTTAGTAGCAGCTATTGTATCATTGTAAGGTACAAACATAGCTAATTTATTATTGTCAAGTAAAAGTTTAACAATTAAAGCTGTGTACCCCTCAGCAATTTCTGCTGAATCTGAAGAGACAATCTTAGAGACACCTTGAGGAGCTAAGTCACCCTTAGCCTCTAAACTCATCTCATAAATAGAATTCTCTCTACGTTTAGCAACGTCAGAATTACCTGTGTAACCTCCATCGGAGTTTCTTATGTATCTGTCAATCGAGTGGATTAACTGGTCGTCATCGACCTTCTTATCATGCTTGCTCATTCGCTCTCTCGCTGATTTAATTTAAAAATTTATAACCAATTACTTTCTGGTTGAAATGAAGCCTGATTAGACTCACTCCAACTAAATCGGTTTAATGTTAGTCTATCTCCGTCAGTACGATAAGCCTCACAACAGATAGCTAACGCCATTACTGTATCATCATGCTTACCTACTGCTGCTCCCATCTTAGTACCACCTGATAGGGTCTCATGTACTACATAATCCTTTAACTCATTTAACATAACTAAAGAAGGAACCTTAATATCAAAATCCTTAAGCATATTCTGAAGATTAGAAATGATAGGTGCCTTAGTACTTACTGTAGTCTTAAAACCTAAAGTATTAATCACATCTAACTGTGCATTAGCTGTCTTCTTCTGTCTGTAGATATTAGGATAACTCATGTAGTGTAACTGTTGTAGAGTAGCAATACCAATAGAGTTACTCTCACAACTTAAGAGACAGTTGTTATACCATCTACCCAAATAAAATAATACCTGACCAAACCTACTAGGATCAATCCTATTATTTCTGTAAAGAGCTACTACTTCTCTATCACTATTCATTACTACTGCAGTACTATAGTCACCACCTACACCTTGTGCTACGTCAGCACCAATAATGTATTTAGTCTCCATATTAGGAGATTTCCATACACTAAGAGAACCCTCTCTATCTAAGTCAAAGATAGCATTCTCTTCAGAATACTCTCTAATACTTTCAGGATCCTCAGGCATATATTTAGCTAGGGATTCCGCATCAAATACTCCTCTACCACTCTGAATGAAACTCTCTTGAGCAGTAAAAGGATATTCCTGTTTGAATAACTGAGTAGAGGTTTCTGATATCTTAATCCGTCTCCAGAATAATTGATCATCACTTAACTCATGAGGATGGTCAGTAGCTATACTACATTTCTCTGCTAACTTCTCTTCCTCAACATCTCTAACAAAGCCTTCAGGGGCCACCATCTGATATTCATCTTGCAGGTACCACGGCACAAATAAAGGTTTGAAGTATCCCTCCCCTTTTGCAGCTTTAATCCAAAGATCGTAATAAGCTCCTTGAGCACCATTTGAGGTACTGTTAATGATAATAATACTACCTTTAGTCAAAGAAATAGACTGGAATAAACCAGCTAATACTCTTTCTCCTGACTGAAAAAACGCAGCCTCATCACATAAAAGAGCATTATTTGTAGTACCCCTACCTGGATTATCAGCACCAGCAGTAAATACTCTATACTTACTATTGTTACTCTGAAAACCCATCTCTCTAATGTTAGACTTATCTAATACAGGTTTAATATCTTCTGGTAATTCCTCCCAAAACGTCTGACTCATACTAAAAATACTTTCAGTAGTAGGACGGTCAAGAGAAATAATTACAGCTTTAGTATTCCCATAGAACAATGCTCTCCAAAATATGAGCGCGCTGGAAATCGTACTAAATCCTGCTTGTCTATATTTTGAAATAATCATTCGTACATACCCTATCTCTTTCATCTGACGATTAAATTCATCAATGATTAATACTTGAGCTGAATTAACTTTTAAGTTAATCAACCCCAATGTAGTATCTTTAGGGTATATCTTTAAACATTCTTCTATGAATTCCTTTGGATGTTTCTTCCAGCGATTCCATTGTTTCTTCTTTTCTAGAGCTTCTTGTAGCTCTACGTACTCTCTTAATTCATCTCTAGAGAGTCTGTTCATCTCTTCATCAGTCATGTGTGGATCCTATTTGGATGTCTGTTTGT